GCGTTGCGGCGCTCACGGGCGGCCTTGGCGGCCTCGCTACGGGCGCCGGGAGAGCTGCAGGTCGGGCAGCCCTGGCCGAGGGTGCCGGCATCGTACGGGCGGGCCTGGCGGCGGCGCGCGCGGGCGGCGCGGCGGCGCTCGCGGGCGAGAGTCTCGGGACCGGTCTCGTGGGCGCAGGCCAATCGGCCTATGCCGAGGGGCGCGACTTCGAGGATGATCCGGGCAAGTTCGCCGAGGATGTGCTGCTTTGGGGCGGGATCAACTTCGGGCTCGGCGCTCCGGGGCTCCGAACGCGTGGTGTCGCTCGAACGGTGGACGAGGCGGTTCCGGAGGTGATCGAGCGCGACCTCGATGACATAGCCAAGTCCGCGGAACACCGAGCCGAAGGGGTGATCGACGAGGCGGTCCCCGCTGCCGCACCTGCACCCCCTGCACCACGGGCGCCGCTCGAAGACGTTCACCTTCCGGACGCCGAGGGGATGCTCGACCAGGTCGCTCCCGACGATCCGCGGCTCGCGGCGATCGCGCCCGAGCTCGACCAGCTCCGGGAGCGGGGCATTGCCGGCATGTCGCTGAAGGACTTGCGGGCAATTCCACTCGAGGGAGGACCGGGCGAAGCCGAGAGCGCCGCCAAGGTCGCGGCATTCGCCAAAGACGAGACGTTTCTCCGCGAGGGAATGTTGCCGTCAAACAACGACCGCGGGCGTGGCGGCTTGCCGATCCTTTCTCTGTTTCCCGACGAGCCGCCCTCGCTCGGCAACGGGCGCCATCGCGTGACGGCGGGGCGGCAAGCGGGTCTCGAAGAGATCGCGATGAACGTCAAAAAGTACGATGCCGAGGGAAACACGATCTGGGATTACGTCGGGCCCGTGCGCATCAAAGCCGCGCCGGTTGCCGACGGCGCCGTCCGCCAGGGCGAGCGCGAGGCGGTCGAGGCTGGCGTAGAACGCGCGCTCCGCAACGCATCGAAGGCGGATGCCGAAGACATCGTGTCCAGCGCTACGCACGGCGCCGTGCCAGTAAAAGAGACAGATTCATTTGGGCGGCAGCGTCGGCTCTACATCAACCGGCAAGCGATCCAGGAGGTCGCCGCCCGTGAGATGGGGCAAGACCTGACCAAACTCGTAAAGGATGTCGATCAGGTCACGCGGGCAGACAAGCTCGCATCCATTGCTACGCATGTCAGCGACAATCTCGGAGCACAGCGTGCCGTAGCAGGCGTGATCGCCGAGGATGCTGCAAAGTTCGCGGGTGAGCTCCGGGCTGAAGCTCGAGCGTACGCAGCCGCATCGGGAAAGGAGGGCCTTCAGTACGCAATCCCTGGCCAGAAGAGCCTCACCATCGCTCTCATGGACAACGCGAAGCAGGTTCAGCAGGCGAAGACCGGCAAGGCTCTGTTTGAGGCTCTGGACGGCTTCAAGCGAACCGCACAGGAGTACAAGCTCAACCTCGAGCAGGGGGCGTTGAACAGCGCCAATCCGATCCACCATCAGCAGCTGATACCCCGCATCGACACCTTCGCCCAGAAGATTCGCACGGCGCTGGAAGACTCCGGGACCTGGGGTCAGGCCGGCGACATGCAGCGCGCTTACAATGCCGTGATCGCCGACCAGCTCATCCCGAGTTGGAAGATCTTCGAGAACAAGACGCTCGAGCGCACGAGCAAGAACTATGAGGGCATGTGGAACGTGGAGGGCTGGGAGTCCAAGATCGGAAGGCTCCTGAAGGATGCCGATCCGGGAGCGCGCCGGCACGTCGGCAACGTGCTCGACGCGATGGACCAGCTCGCGAGCGTGCGGCGACAGTTCGGTGATGCCAAGACGGCGGCGCGCATCGAGGACGGGACCGCGAAGATCCGCCGAACTATCGGGCTCGCCGACGAGGTATCGGACGCGACCGAGCGGATGAAGGCGCTCGGCGAGCTCGTGGGCGGCGTGCCCTACGGCGGGGCGCTCGCGGGAGGACTCGCAGGCGGGTTCCCCGGCGCAGCCATCGGCGCGGCGCTCCCGGGCGCCGTCCGGGGCTTCGTGCTCGGTGACCTGGTCTCTGCCTACCAGCGTCTCTCCGGCGCCACAGACCAGGCGCTGGCGCGCGGCGTTGACGACTGGATCCGCTCGAGCCGCCTGAAGAGCGCCGGCGTCCGCATGCCAAAGGTGCTCCAGCTCTCCGACGAGGCGCGGCAGCTGCGCGACGTGGCCGCCCGCCGCGGCATCTCCCAGGGGATGGCGCTATTTCAGGGCGATGACGGTTCACCGGCGGCCGCCTTCGAGCGCGTGCGCGATGCGATTCTCGATCAGGACAAGTTCTTCGAGATGCTGGGCACCGATTACGATGCGCTCGCTCGCGAGGACCCGGACACGTTCATGATGCTGTCCGGGCGCGCCAGCATCGCCCGGCAATTCCTGATCGACCGCATGCCACCCAACGTGGCCGTCAGCATGGCCAAGCCCGATGGCTACCCGCCGAGCCGAGAGAGCATCGAGGACTGGGCCGAATACGTGAATGCCGTGCGCTTCCCGACGCGCGTGATCCGTGACATCGGCGCCATTTCGCAGCCCGAGGTCGAGGCCCTGAAGACCGTCTACCCGCGGCTGTATGAGCGGGCGCAACAGCGGGTAATCGAGGCCATCGGCAAGGCCGAGGCGACGGGGACTCCGCTCGGGGATTCGTTTCTGGTTCGGGCTGGGCTGCTGTTCCCCGACGTCGACGGGATAGGCTCGCCGATCTTCTCGCGCGAATACGGTAATGCCGTGCGCCAGTACAACATGGACCAGCAACAGCAGCATATGAAGCGCGGCGGCGGCGAGCTCAGGCCGCCGAAGCCGGCGCCGCTCGCCGCGACAATCAGCGGCGGAGCGACGTTCGGGCAGATGGGCTAGCGATATTCGGTGATCGGTTCGAAGTAATCGGCGATCTTGGACCACGTGGTCATCACGCCTTTGTGCATCGAGTTTTGGCGCGGGCTCGGCATTCCGAATCCCGGGCGGTCCAGGACGAAGATGCGATCGCAGGGATAGTCGGGATCGTCTCCGCGCTTGCCGTCGAGCCATCTCAGCAGCGCGCGCGCCATCACGTGGCCTTCGAGCACCCATGGTCCTGGCATCGGGAACCAGTTGTCGGTGACCCACTGAGCGGCACCCTCGTCGCCAGCAAAGGGAATCTTCTCGGGCAGGTATTCGACCTGCGGCAACGGGTCTTTGACCTTCGACAACGGATCGCCGCACCGGTGATGGATCACCCATGGCGCCGGGTGCGAGAACACGGAGTTGACGATCTCCTGAGCCAGCGTGCTCTTTCCGCGCCGCGGCCCACCGACGATCACGATGCGCTCAGTCATCATTGGCCTCCTCGAATGCGTGCATGCCGAAGCACACGCCGGGGTACCAGCGGCGCACGCCTTTACTGATGGCGCGCGCTTCGAGCATCTCCTGTGTCTTGGTCTCCCAATTGAACTTGTTCTTGCCCGTCAGATAGCCCGCCTTTGCGGCGCGCTCGATCGTGTATTGGTATTCCAGATCGCCCGCTCGCCGGTGCTTTGTTTTGATCGTGGCTTGCTTCTCGTCGGCTGACGTCACGAAGATCCATTCGCAGTCTGGATGCTTCTGCGCACGCGCCAGAATGGTCACGGCCTTCATGAATGGACGTTCGTTCACGATGAAGAATGATTCTAGCGACTCGGCAAAGCCCATCGCTAGTTCGCGCCCGAGCGCCATGACGGCGAACACGCCGCGCTCGCTGCCATATTGGCTATAGAACCGCGAGTTGAAGAGCGTCTTGGACACGGCCAGCATCTCGGCGGCGCTCGAGGGCTGCGTGGCGAGAGCCCAGCTCGGAGCCGGCACGCGGATGAGATCCGTTGGCTGTGGTATTTCATCGCCTTTGCGTGGCCCCTGCGACTTCGGCACGACTTCAGCGGCGGCCGGCGCCGCAGACGCAGCGGGAGCCGACGGCGTAGCGGTAGCAGCAGAAACGGTCGCAGCGGCGGCTTCTTTTCCCGTTCGTTCAGCCAGACCACGGATCGCTTCTTGCGATTCCGCGGGAACGTTCCGCATCGGGTCGAGCACCGTCGGATCCGGGCGCTTGACGCCATGGCGATCGATCCGCTCGTCTTCGAGCGCCTGAGCCTGCGTGCGCCCGTCAGGGCGAACCCTGGACGCCTCTTTCGCATTGTCGGCGGCGACCTGTTCCGGTGGGCGCTCCCGCTTGCGCTCATCGGCGGCGCGCTTTAGGTGCTCGTCCGCCTTCGGGTCTTTGCCGATGCGGGGCTCTGCGGTGAACGTCTTGGTGAACACGCCCGGTTCCGCCGTCTTCTGGTATCCGTCGGGCAGTTTCACCGGATCGACAGGGGGCTCTAAGCCACCCTGTGGCCAGCCGGGAGGGGCCGAGACCGGGAGCGCCGCGGCGAGAGCTTCACGCTCGCGAGCTTCGGTCTCGGCCGCGATGGCATCCCAGTCGACCGCCTCTGCAGCAGCATCCTCCAGCTCGCCCTCGTCGATGAACGAGATCGTGCCCTCGTCGTCGTCGACCAGCTTCTGCATGGGCAGCTTTTCGAGATACTTCAGCGGATGCTTTTCGAGCGCCACATCGCGCTTCAGCGTCGTGAGCTTAAGCCACTTCGGCAGGTCCGCCATCCCCTCTGCATAGTTCTTCCAGAGCGCGGGCAGCTTGCCTGTCACCTTGGCGGCCTGGACCCGGGCCACGCATGCCACGGCCATACCCTCTGGGTTCTTGTAAGCGTTGATGAGGCGCGCCGCGTTCTTGATCCCGATCCCCTTGATCCCGGGAATCTTATCCGACGTGTCGCCCATGATGGCGAGCGCGAGCGCGATGTCCTTTGGCTCGATTGGCTTCACGCTCGGGTCTTTCTTCGCCTCCGCTTCCCAGTCGACGCCTCCGAAATGCTTCAGAACCCAGTCGATGCCACGAATCTCGAACTCTCCCCGCCCCTTCGGCACGAAGCAGCGCACCTGATCGGTGACCAACTGCAACGCATCCTTGTCGGCGCCGACGATGCGCACATCCTCGCATCCATATTCCTCACTGTAGATCGTGGCGAGACAGGCGGCTACATCGTCCGCTTCTTCGGTGGGCGCCGCCGCGACGTTGTAGCCGTCGGCGTGTAGCCGTTCGATCGTCCACTTGACGATGGCGCCGAACTCTGGCTCTCGTTCGCGGCCAGCCTTGTACCCGGGGAACACGGTCTTGCGCCAGTACGGCGGCGAGTCCATGCAGACGATGACGTGATCGGACGCTTGGCGAATCGCGGCCAGTTCGTTCAGTGTGCGCTGGCCTGCGTCATTGGGACCAGCATCGCTGGCCATCGCTTTGAAGTGAACGGTCAGCATGTGCATGAAGTCGACCAATGCGATCGACTTTGGAATCTTTGGGCTCATGATATCTCGCTTTCAAAATAGATCCGGTGGGGCTGGTTTCCCGACAGCTCCCCCACGATGGCCCCACCGAAAAACTCAGAATGTCTCTACGCGCTCGTTCCAGTTCTTCACTGCCTCGAGCAAAGTCTTTCCGTAGCCGTCCACATCGATCGCTTCGCCGTTGCGTTCGGCTCGCGCCCGGCAGCGTGGGCAGTGGCAGATCCATGTTTCGTCTTTGCCGCGGTAGTCGATGCTCAGGCCTGAGCCGCAATGACAACTGGGCGAGCTCACAACGGCGGTTCTCCGATAATGTCTGCAGCCTCGTCGAGCTCGCACGCATCGGCGAGCATCTCGGCCGCCTCGCTCAGCAGGCGCGACGCTCGGTCTCGCAGGTCCTTCGCCTGCTGGCGCATGCCGAGCCGGCGCCGCACGGTCTTGCCCCGTGCGGCTTGGTCTTCGTTGAACAGGCGAATCGTCGTGGTGCTCACCGACGAACCCCTATCTCGATCAGCCAGCCACCAGGCGGCGGCTCGACGGAGCCGCTCTCGATGGCCTCGAACTCCCGGTTGATCTCGTCGACGCGGCGGTCGAACTCTTCGTCGCTGAGCTCGTCGGGCTCGACTGCCCATGCGTCTGGCAGCTCGCCGGTTTCCTGGAAGCGCCGCAGGTCGGCGCGCATCTGTTCCTCTTGGGTCATTTGCTTTTGCCTTTCGTTCGTTGGCCTTGGCCAAGCCGGCTCTCCCGCCGCGCGGCGGGTTGCAACTGAGAGCCGACCTGGCCGAGGCCCCCGAAGGGGCGAGGGCTCAGCGCCAGGGGATTCCCTTCGTGGTGAAGCGCCGGGGCTCGCGCCGACTCAGGTCGTACGCCGTCTCGCGAAGCGCTTCGTATCCGCAGCGCTCGGGCCAGTCGATGGGGTGGACCGCGTTGCATACCGCTTCTGACTCGGTTTTCAGGAGATGATCGCACACCGCATCGCGCAGGCTTTGCGTGAGAGCGGGCTCGTAGAGCGTCGCAATGGTCTCATTGCTCTGCCAGATACGGAGCGCGTTGCGGGGGATTCGGGCACCGAGGTTCATGTTCGCGTTGTTCATGTCCTAGGTATACGGACTGTCCGCATCGTGGTCAAGGCCTGCGTGATCTTTTTTTTGAGTGTGACCCATTCGCGAACCACCGTTGCCACTGTTCACGCATGAGGATGCGCTGACAGAACACGCAGGTGCGGCGGCACTCCGGATCGCATGACCATTGCATCCACGGCTGCCACGCCATCAGCTTGACCAAGAACGCTAACCCGAACATCGTTTCCTCCGTGCCTTACCGATCGCCTCGGCGACAGGTCGGCTCTCATCCGAGAGGGTGCCCAGAGGCTGACATGTGAGGCAGTGGTTCCAATCGGCATGGTTCCAGCGGCCTGGACTCACCAGCTCACCGCACATGTGGCACATCCGCAGTGGGATGCGACCTTTGCACAACGAGCGGTGCACGAAACCGCTGTGGTCGGTGTCGAGACCCTCGAACTCGCACACGTGCTCTGGACCATGATGCGGGCATTGTGCGAGGGCGGGCGGCGCCGTACTCCATCCCGGGTCGTCCGATGGCGGACCGCTTGTCCGTGGTTTGCTCCCAGCGCCGCGGCCTCGCCGCGTCTCGCTTACCACAGGCGATCCGAAAAGCGAGAGCTGATCACCCATCGCGACCTCCCGGCAGCAGCCTTGGCATGTTGCCGGTCGCGTAGGCCTCAGCGAGGCGGGGCGCGAGCTCCTCCCCAACGGTGGCGCCATTCGGGAGCACGACGTGTGCCATGAACTCCTGCTCTGGCTCGGTGAATCCGTCCCGAATGAACTCGAGCTTGGCCTTGATGATGAGCAGGAGCGCTCGCCACTGTTCGCGCTCGAGCTGGTCCGGCTTGACGCCGCGGATGGAGCGCGCCGGGAGCTGGATCCGGTATTGGCGCTTGCGCAGAGTGAAGCCGACGAAACCAATGCGAGCGGCGCTGTCCGAACCGCTCATGATCTGGTCAGCGCCGTGCTTGCGCAAGACGGCCTCGAGATCGACGCGCGTCTTGGCTATGGGCACGGTTGTGCCCTGGGCGTAGCGACGCTCAGCCACGGTCCCAGTCCTCCGCTTGATCGTACTCGACGACATACGTCCCGGGCGCCGGCGCGTTATCGAAGCGCCGATCGAATGCCTCGCTCAGGCGCTCGATGCGTTCGGGTGTGGCGCTCTTGAGCTTCCGGGCTGCCTCGAGCAGCCGGACGCCGGCATCGCGGTCCAACCTGTCGTCTTTGCGCATCGCTCGAGCCATCCCGCGCCATCGGTAATCCTCATCGCTCAGGGCCCGCTCCCGCGCCTCTCTGGCGCGTCCGCGAGCTGCCCCCTCGGTACGGCACCACTCGCAGTGCAAAGACTCGTGGAATGCCATTTCCGTGTCACAGCGCCAGCATCGCCAGGTGCCGTCGATGTTGTCGAGTTTCTGGGCCCGCCCAAACGCTCGAGCTGCGCGGCGGATGTCACCGAGCGATCCGCCCAAAGACGGGGGCAGGTCGGGGATCGTCGGGTTTGCGATTTCGTCCGGGATTTTCGTCGAGTCCATGCGGGTTAGCCTTTCGTTTCTTTTGGTCTTTCAGCCAGAGAATCTCGCGCTTGAATTGCTCGTCCTCGGAGTCGAAGGCGGCGGGGAACAGCTTGTTTTTACAATGCACGGCAAGGTCAGACATCTCGGCTTTGGTGATCCCGTGCTTCTGCCCGAACTCCAGATGCTCGGGGTCCTTGGGTCGCCAGTCCTTGCGAAACTTGAACTTTCCCCGTGGCTTGGCCGTCTCGGCTCGAGCTCGCTGGTCGGTGATCCACTTCGAGAACCGCCGGTCCCAGTCGCCATACGCTCGGTTGAACTCGTGCTCCCGGAAGCTGCGCACCGTGGTTTCGAAGTCCACGCCGAGCTCCTGACAGCGCGCCTCGTGTCCCTCGTTCGGGCTCCACTCGTCGGGCACCGTGTTGCGCTTCGCGCGCACGCGATCCGGATCCGGAGGAGGATCAGATTCAGAAGGAGATCCAGAAGCAGAAGCAGAGGGAGACTTTCCACATTTTCCACTCACTTCCACATTTGGAGTTTCTGATCTGATTCGTCGCATATATGCCCGCTTCGATTCACGGATCGACTCCACGGACAATATCTTTCTGTATTTCGCATGGTTAAGCAGTGCCCAGCCTCCGTCTACGACGGCTATTCTTCGCCCTTCGTGGTCAGGAGTGCGAGATTCATGGTCAGGCTCGAGCAGGGTTCGGAGCGCGGCGCGGCAGTCCTCGATGCTGACACGAGCTCGGTGCGCGAGCCCCGGAACGCTGCCGAAAACAAAACCGTTCTGGTCCGACATCGCCAGCATGGTGATCCAGACGAGTCGCGTTGCGTCTGGCTCCATCCAGATCGATGACTCCGTGATGCTGCTGAAAAGCTTGGTGAATGTCAGAGACATGTGCACCTACTGGTGGGTGCTTCCGAGCCGTTTCTGGGGGGGCCAAGGTCGCTCCACGCGGAGCAGAACGCGAAGCCGAGAATGGGCCTTGGCCATTCGAAATCGAAGATCCCGACATCTGCCGGGAACCCCTCGCCGTCGATCACCGGAGAGCAGGCATTCCAAGTCGGCGGCGAATATGATTTCGATAGGTTACAGGCGCGGCATGCGGTTCTGAGGTTGCTCGGGTGATCGGTCCCGCCGCGCGACTTGGGCTGGTAGTGGTCGATGTGGAGCTCGGCGACGTCGGGTGTGGCGCCGCAGTATACGCACCGAAACCCGTCGCGCTGAAGTATGCGAAAGCGTGGAATCATGTTTCCACCAGGTTCCACATTGTCACCCACCCGTCAAGCGCACACCTGACTATTTTGCCACGCCGCAGCGCGCCACGCCGGGCACCCACTTGCGTACAATCCGCAGACGATCCACATTGGCGCGCGATGATGGAAGAACTCACCACGAAACAGACCGCATGCCTCGTCGCTATCGCTGACCATTGGGAGCGCCATGGCAAGGCGCCGACCGTTGCGCAGATCGCGATCCGCCTCGGCGTGCAGCGCAGCAACGCGCATCGGCTCATGCAGGAATGCCGAGACAAGGGCTATGCGCATGGCCCGGTTACCACAGGCAGATGGGAGCTGTCGCTATCCGGACGTCATCTGCTCGCGAACATGGCTCCGAAGAAAAAGCGCAAACGAGCTTGACTCTGATGCGTACAGTCCGCAATATGCGCAATGGGAGGTGAATCATGGAAGAACCGAAGAATCTGGACCCGGAAGCATGGGCACGCTGGAACGAGTATTGCGCGCAGACTGTCGCGCGTATGCTCGGATGGCCCATGCCCACGATTGAGCGAGAGCAGATGCGCATCGAGGTGCAGTCATGCGGACCGTTGAATGATCTGCTCTGGTCGGTGCGCAATGCTGCGAGCGAGCTCGAAGGCACGAGCGAGAAGGCGGATCGCATCGCGACGCAGCTGCTCACCGCGCTGGCGAAGTTCGCGCGAGAAACGGACATGCCGTGAGCGAGCTCAAACCCGGATGGGCCGACAAGTTCGACCCGCAGACACAGGGCGGATCCGACGTGGAACAGCGCATCCGAGCGCGCGGCGGCCGCCCCTTCCGCATCTGCGCGGATGACGTCATCGCGAAGGCACGCAAGGGTGCGCATGCCGGAGGCGCGAGCAAGCGCTATCGGAATCAGAAGATCGATCAGGTGCTCGGGCCAGTGGAGGAGGATTGATGTTCCGGGTTCCAGACGATCACATCGGTTGGCGCCTACTCCTGGGCGTGCTCGTGTTCATGGCAGCGCTCGCCGTCGTGAGCCTGCTATCCATTGACGATTACGAATCAGAGCGCCCGCGCGGCGTGACGGAGGTTCAGCATGGTTCACAAGGCGAATAGAGATCTGAAGGCCGAGCTCGTGGAGATGCAGCTCGCGGCCCAGAATTGGGAGGACAAGTATATCGAGGCCATGAGACGCCCCGTATGCACGGGCATGTGCGCATCGCAAAGCGCTCTCGTGGAACAGCTGCGCCACGAGCTCGCTCAATGCTCGCGCGAACTCAAATCCTGTGCGGCATCGCTCGACGAATGCCGGCGCGAACGGGGCGAAGCGCTGGACAACTTCAAAGAGGCGCTGGACCTGCTGACTGAAGCGACGGATTACATCAGCTGCGAGTCCACCGGGATCGTTCTGCGTGTGATCGAGTTCGAAAAGAAGCACTGCCCATTAACCGCCGAGGGTGATACGAGCGAGAGCGACGCCATGGACCGCGAGCTTGCGGACATCGTGGGCGTGACGGAGATGCACACGTGCGGCCTGAAGCCGCTCGCGCTGGTGGAAGACCGTACAGAGGCCCAGTTGCGCGCCGATGGCGATTGGATCGATGAGCATGAAGAGGAGGATGCGCCGTGAGCAACCCCGATGAATCGTTGTATGAATGCGAGAAAGACCTCGCCGCAGCCAACGCCCGTGCCGCGGCGGCGGAGCGGGATCTGACCGCGCTGCAGGCATCGTACACTCGAGGCAGTGCCGAATCCGAAGCCGCGGCCCTGCGCCTGGCGTTGGACCTTGCGCGCAACACGGCCAACGAAGAGACGGCCCGAGCCGATGCACTGCGCGCGGAGCTAGACCAGCTGGCACGCGACGTTGGGCAAGCGTTGTGCGCCATGACGCTGGCGCTGGGTGAGAAGCTCTCAGCACCGTCCGAGCATGCCATCGTGAAAGGAGTGCTCGAGCTGCGTGCGGAGCTGGAAGCTGAGCGGGACACGCGCGTCAAGCTGCTGGCGGAGCGAGCTGACTTGCACGCGGAAGTGGAGCGGTTGCGGGACACCGACAGCGAGACAGAGGCATTGCGATTCCGCGCTTTGTTTGAAGAGCAGAGGCTAGAACGGCAGTACGCCGAGTCCCGCCTCGCCGCCGCGACCAAGTTGCTGGGCCGCATCGTGAAATACGCTCAGGAGGACAACGCGCGCACGCCGGGCTCCACTCGATTGGCCAGAGCATTGGGCGAAGCGGAGCGGCTCCTCGCCAACGCCCCGGCCGATCCTCCGCGCAATGAGCTGGAGGCCATGGTGCAGGAGCGCGCCACGGACGCGCCGTCGGCGTTTCACTCACGACCTGACAGCGACTCTTTCATCCCGGATGCCCCGGCCGCACCGGGCAAAGGCGCCGAATGCGAGCACTGCGGTTGGGCGCATGAGCCAGAGCAGCCCCCATGCAAGCCCACCCGCACCGACCACGAGCGCGCGGTGCTGAAGGCGATGGCGGCAGTCCCCGAAGAGACGCTGAGGCGCTCCCTTGAGAATACTCTGCACAGTGACGAGCACAGCAGGGCGCCGGCCCGTGCCGAGCTCGCGCGGCGGGAGGCGGAGAAGCCGCTCGCCTTGGAAGATGCGCTTGCCAGAGCTGCAAAGATCAAGGAGACGGAGAAATGAAAACCCTCATCGGCTACCACCTACATACGCCCGAGACCACCGGCGTGCGCCCGAAGCAAGAGCGAGTCTTCCTGGGCACACCCGTGCATATCCCGCCGCCACGCCGGCGCTCGCTCGACCATTGCCGCGTCATCCGCCACGCTTCATCCGATGCGCGCGCGCAGATCATCGCGGCCCTCGTCGTCTGCTACACCATCACCATTCTGCTGTGGATGCTTGTCTGATGGCTGCTCATTCCAATAGCCCAATGCCCATCGACCCAGCCAAAGCGGCAGCGTGGCGCAAGAAGTGGTATCGAGATTACGCCACCCGTTGGGTGGAAGTCCGCGGCAAGCTCTACCCGCGCCAATGGAACGTCGAGAAGTGCGTGGTCTGCAAGCGCCCGAGCGAGCAGTCGCCATGCCTCCGATGCGAGAAGGAGGATGCTGGGGAATGAGCAAACCGATATCTCTAGGCCATGCACGCTGCCATCGCAGCTCACCCAAGGCCATTCTCGTGACTCTCAAAGACGAGTCACCCAAACAACGCTGGGTTCCGCAGGACTGCATCCACGATGACAGCGAGGTCTACGAGGATGGGCAGAGCGGGAACCTAGTCATCGTCGATGGCTCTTGGTGGGCCAGGCAGGAGGGTTTCAGTGATTGACGAAGAAGACGACTGCGGGTGGTTCTGGTTGCGGGATAGATGCTATGGCTGTGGGCATCGCCTCGCGTTCTCTGCCTCAGCCTGCCCACAATGCGGCATTGGCTTCGATGGCAGAGATGAACCGGAAAGTTTCCCGGAGCTCTGCGTATGCCGCCGCTGCGTCACCGCACGACATCCAGACGGAACATGAACACACCCCCGGCGTTTCCGCGATTCCGCCCCTTCCGTTGTCGCGCTCCCGCGCTCCGCTCCAGGGGCTTACGGGGGTGGCGGCGCGGCGTCAAGTGTCGATCAGTGGCATGATGCTTTAGGTCGATCAACGACAGCGTTTTCCAATGTCAGAATACTCGCTACAGCGTAGCAGGAAACACGCGGTGTTTAACCGCATAGACGATGCATCTTTCCGCTCAGAATGCATCAGCGTTGCCAGCACGGGAATGAGCCGACGCGGAGTTGCCGACACGGTGGGGGTGCCGATCGGAACTCTGCTCGGATGGATCGAGCGCGGCATGGCCTATCCCGAGGTCGAGCCCTACGGGTCATTCTCGGCGCAGTACCGGCGTGCCGAGCGTGGGCTCGAGCGCGCGGCTGCCGGCACGGTGGCGATGACCGTGCAGATGCTGTTCGAGCTCACCGCGAAGGCGATGAAGGGCGATCTCGTCGCGCAGATTGCCATCTTGAAGAACCCGCAGGTGAGAGAGCTGCTGAACCTGCTCGAGTCCAGGTTCCCGCGCGATTGGGGTCAGAGCAAGCATCGCGAGCCCGAAGCCACCTTCGATGCGCAGCACTGGCTCGATGCGCATGCCATGGATCGCGAGCAACTCAAAGCGCTGTTCACCGACCCGCCCGAGCTGATACGACTGGCAATGGAAGACGCGGGGTGTTGGCCGCCGCGTAAACGAAAGGCTGAAGATGAAACTGCAAGAGTTGAGGGATTGGCTGAAGACGGCGTCATCCGGTGATTGGTTCACGATGCCGGCGCCATCGATGCTCGAGCTCGTGGATGACATCGACGCGCAGCTAAAGCTCGCGACACACGGGTTCGCTGGCTACCGCGATGGCTGCAAAGTGGGCTGGAACGGCGCGCTGAATACGCTGCGAAAGCATATGATGCAGGGGCCGCGTGTGATGTGGACCCGCGATGATCTCAAGTACAAGCTCGACGAGCTGCTTTCGAACGTGAACGATGTGCCAGAGCCCGACGCGAATAGCCCGGACCAGCGCCGCATGCGCGAGAAAATGATGCACGACATTCTCGCCGATCAGATCCGGAATCGACGCGAGCATATGAACGCCCAGCAGGCGGAGCTCGGGGATGACATCGCGCCCAAAGGCGTGACTGAGATTCTGTTAAACCTGGAAGAGCGTATGCTTGAACAAGAGAAGCGCAATGTCGCGCTCGACAGGGAGTTCGATGGTCGGCGCGACATGCTGAGCCAACGAATCGATGCGCTGGAGGCAAAGCTCGAGACGGACACCGCGAGTCGAGCCACGGTGGAAGGGTTGTTCAAGCGCATCGAAACGCTGGAGAAGATCAAGCTCGACGAGACGTTCAAGACTTACTCGAACTTCGAGCGACGGCTGAACTCGCTGTTCGACATAGGCGGCGACCACAACGATCGGATGTTGCAGCTGGAGGCTGCGATGCGTCGTTACAACGAACAGGTGGGCACGTTCGAGAACAGGCTCGATGACGCGCTGTCCAAAGCCCTGAAGCGAGTCGAAGAACGCCTGGAATATCTGGAACGCCAGGAAAAGATGACGCTCGGCGTGTTCGAGGAACAGCGCGAGATGATCGTCCGCATCGATAGGCGATGCGACAAGCTGAATGATCGCTTGGAAGAGGTCGAAAACTGGCGCGCGAACGTGCGAGCTTAACTGGCGCCCGAGCGCGCGCCGTGATAGGACAGTACGCAGGGGCCCGGGTTCTCGCGACGACCCTTTGGCGTCATGCAGCCCGGGCTCCGCTTCAACGGTGGGACAGAAAGGTAAACAGATGAAACTGATCAGATTGGCAATCATGGCGGTGTGGGCGCTGGTGGGCTGCGGCGGCGAGCCAGGCGAAGACGAGGACCCCGTTGAATGGGGCCACGATGCACAGAGCATCGTCACGCGAAGCTCGGCCAGTGGCGCTCGCACCTGGGGCAGCAAACCAGTCTTCGTATCGCCGGTGAACACGCAGCCATCATGTACGAAGACAACGACGGGCAACTGCTTCTTCTTCGCCAATCCCCCGCCGGGCGGAGCGGCTACCACCATCAAAGTCCGTGTCCTGAGCGCTGGGTTCACGTCCAGTCAGGTCACGTTCTTGAACGGCGTGGTCGACACCTGGGTGTCCAATATGCGCACGCTGACCTCGTCGTCTCAGACGCCGATGAGCTTCTCGCGCGCCGTAAGCGGCGAGAACGTGCAGATCGTATCCAATGACCTCGGCGGAGCCACGAGCAGCAAGTACAACCGCTATGCGTTTCCCGACTTGTCGCAATGCACGGCGCTGATTCCGACGACGAAGTCTCCAGCGGGAGAAGCGGTCACGGCAACCTACAATCGGTGCGCGTTTGCAGTCGTCAAATTCGATATCACCGATCTGAACCTATACACGGCAGCGCAAGGCTACACGTCGGGGCAGCAAAACGTCGCCATTACGGAGACGATCATGCATGCCTTGGATTTGGTTGTCGGCATCGGCGAGCAGTCGGCCAACAGTGGATTCGTCTCCTATACGGACATGGCCAAGACCTCCAAGTCGTTCTTGTCCAACGAAGAAACGTGTCGGCTCAACGCACTGCGTACGCTCGATCCGTTCGAAGGCGACCCGCTGTCGCCCCAATACTTCGGAATCAGCTCGACGACCTGCAGCAATTGAAAGGCACCACGATGAAACGATGGATTCTGATGGCACTGGCGCTCGCGTGTGGAGCGCCGGCCGATGACGATGAGCTCGGACAAGCCGAGCAAGGCATGTCGAGCAAGTTCTCGACCACGTTCACTTACGGTGTATCGAGCAATGATCGGATGAAGGGAACCACGGCCAACGGATGCGGAAGCGCGTTCTTCTGTCGCATGCCCCGTCAGACCGCGCTCAAGTACAAATGCTTCGGCACGCAGGGCTCATTCCCGAATAATTGGTGCGACGAGACAGAGACCGCATTCATCCACCTGAAGTCCGATATCGATGCCGATGGGCTTTCCCATCCGTGGTCATTCTCGAAGGTGACGGGTGGACAACATGTCACCGTCCTGGAAGGAACGTGCAGCGGGAACGCCTTGACCAGCACGAGCATCCGCACCTTCGTGTGCACGACATGGGGCGCCCACACGGTGCTCACCGAGAGCCTGCCGGGCAATTACGCGGGCTGGGATTCGGAGATGCAGATCCTCGTGGACATCACCAAAATCTCGGCACGCACCGCGAGCGCAACGGATCGGCACAACATTCTGCAGCATGGGCTGCATGCCGCTGCGCTCGAAGCGACCGGCTCGGGTCTGCGTCCCGTCACGGGCTCGCCCTCGAGCGATTGGGACAATGACTCCGTGCAGCGCGCCGGCGGCTCCTATCAATTCTCGACGTTCAAATCGGGAGACATCTGCAGGATTCGCTCGTTCAGCTCGGCGGTGCCCGCGTCGTTCTCCCAGGCGAGCGGCAGCTGTCCCGATTGACATCGAACGGAAGCCGATCTAGGTAAAACGAGAACGGTACGCATCTGGGGAACGGCGGTCATGGTGGCCGCCGTTCGCTTTTTGTAGGAGCCCAAGCGGCGCCGGCCCTAAAAGCCCGGCGATCAAGCTCCGAGTCTGGGAATGCGGACGAGAAACGGTATATCCGCGTCGAGCCCGGGCGCAGAAGCGACAGTGGCCCCGCCCGAACGGAGTTGATAGGCCTCGGCGTTGTTCGAGGACATGAGGCACACGACGGGCGGGGCACACGGCTTCCGCGAAAGGTTAAACGATGATCAATAACGAGACGGATGCCTTGGTCGAAATTTGCAAGACGCTGCAGCAGCTAGAAAGCGACGATGAGCGACGACGCACCATCGCCGCCGTCATCTGCCTGCACGACGACGTGAGTGCGAACGCAATCCTCGCGTATTGGCGAAAGCTGAACACGAAAGGCTGAACGATGAAACGCAAGCCTGGGTTCTATTGGGTGCGCTTCAGATCGTTTCCCGCGGTCGGGCCGATGCCGCCCGAGATCGCTGCCTGGGGCTCCGAAGGCTGGCGCGTGTCGGGTAGCGAGGAGAGGCCGACGGAGGACGAGCTCGACGTCCTGAGCGAGCGCCTAATGCCGCCGGAGCCCGGATTCAAGATGCCGCCGCATCTGTCTTGCGTGCTAGGTCGTGACGCCAAGGGCTTGCTGTGGTCGCTTCGAATCACGGGAGTGAACATGCTGACTGGGGAGATCGACGTTGACCTGACGTGCCCCGAGATCAAGCCGCCAGAGGCAACCACAGAGCCCGATCCTCGGCATCCCCGTACTGCTCGATAGCGTTCTGCAACGCTTGCTCATACTCGGCCATCTCTTGCGCAGCCTGCCACTCCTTCGAACCTGGGACGACTGGGTTTTCTTCGGGACGATAATCGCCCATGTGCGGAGTTGCGGCGTAGAGGAGGGAATCCCAGGCGTCATCATCACACTTTGGCGAATGATCATCGCGCTTGTCGTTCCAAACGAGCGCCGTTGCTTCATTGCGCAGATCCATGCACTCGCGGATGTGCAGCTGCAGATTGCCGGACCTGATCGCGCTTTGCACGAGCTGGATGCGGCGGAGCTTTTTCGCCTTGTCAGCGCACTGTATGGGTATGCCCATCTTCTTGAGCGTGTTCTCGATGAGCTTCCCCGCGCTGGTGCCATCGATGTGGCACGTGGCTCCGGGGTACTTTACGAGTAGCTGGCAAACGTAGGCCGCCAGCGAGTCCACCGTGACATCCGAGAGCTTGTGCGACTCGGGGCACCAGATGAACGGAAGCGAGCTGTGCGAGGCGCATACGCTGACGGCGGCATGATCCAGGTCCGGGTCCTCCTCCGAGTGCGCGCCGAGGTCGATGCCGATCGTCCAGTAGTCGGGTTTGATCGGGAACTCGGCGTAGCTGTTCTTGGGCGTGATCTTGTAGATGATGGCTTTGAGATCGAGAATCCACTGCGCCAGGTACTCGCGCACGAATGAGGCCGGCAGAATCTTCCAACACTGAGGGTCGTTGATGAGATCGAGGACGCTGCTTGCGTGCGGCGGCCACTTGCTGCGGTCCGGCACCCCTTGCATGCGCTGCAACGTCTCGCTGAAGAACTTCAGCACGTTGGGCATGTGGGGGTTGTGCCTCGCATCCCAGCAGAATAGCGGCTGCAGCGGATCGTCGCCCGAGCTCAAATCGTACCAGTAGCCCTGAGGCACAGGGCCCGGAGTTCCGGAGATGGACCAGATCCCGTTGTAGTCCATGAGGCGCGGCTCGACGCATTCGTGGATGTCGTACTCCAGCAAACCTTGATTGATGGATGCTGCTTCGTCCCACGCGGCCATTACCCACGGTGTTCCACGTCGCTTGTTGCACTCGTTGATGTCTTTGCATCCACGGTAGAGCAGCTTGTAGCCGTTGGGCCATTCGAACAGGCCGTCGCCGCGCTTCTCTTCGATGCACGTGCCGTACGTGTCATTGAACTTCCAGACCGCGGGAAACAGGATATCGCGCGAGCGCTCGGCCGAGATGGTGACGAACACGCTCGAGCAGCGTGGATGCGCGGCGCTGACGCTGTGGAAACGCCCCACATGGGCAAACGACTTGCCGCCGCCGCGGCCTGCGCGCGCCCGAGCGCCCTGCCGCCGGCACATCGCAAACGCCCGCTGGCCCTCGTAGCCCGGGTGGCCCTCGTTCGACATCGAGTCGAGGATTCGGGCCCAGCCAGGGGTCATGACGCCCCCCATCCGCCCCACCCCCTGGCGGATCAGCGCTTTGACCCGTGGGTCGCTCATGCTACGTTACGGCCCAATGGCTGACGAATCCAAGCTCGCGGGCAAACGTAAGGAATACCTGAATTGGAGCCGGCGGGAGCCTGACGAAGCGGCCAAGAAGGTCTTCGAGATGGTCTCGAAGCATGAGAACTGCTTCAGTTGGCGCCATCAGATGGCGGCCCGTGGCGCCTTGGCGTATTCGGGAGCGGGCCTCGGCGACCTGTTCGAGAACCTCTCTTTCGATGGCCCGTGGACGAGCCTGGGGCGCCGCAGGCGACGTCGCAAGCGGACGGACGGGTTCCGGTCCGAGGGCGAGGAAAGGCATGCCAGGGCCATCGTCGAGACCGTAGTCGAGAAGCTCCTGGGCATGGATGAGCCCAAGACCCAGCTCGTGGCGACCGATGCCGAGTGGGAGATTCGCCGCCAGGGCATCTGGGCAGACCGGTTCACCGAGGGCAATTACCATCTGACCCAGGGGTTATACCAAGACTTTTGGGACCTTGCCCGTCAGGCGGGCCTGCTCTCATTCTGCAGCACGGGCACCGTGGGCATCCGAACCGAGCCGGATTTCGTGGCCAAGCGCGTCAGAAACCAGCTGCGGAGCACGCTGAACACGTTCATCGACCCGGCGGATCGCGCTTCCGGCGTGCCCCTGACGCTCGTGGATATCACATGGGAGTCGCCCGAGTATATGTGCGAGGACGACCGCTTCAAGTCGCCGGCGAAGCAAGATGCCATCTGGAAGGCGGCGACGGTGCCCGAGCATCTGACGCGGGCCAACTACGATGGGCCCACATTTGGCACTCCGATGGTGAAGGTCATTACGGCGTGGCGGTTGCCGTTTGGCGATTGGCAGAATGGCAAGGGATTTACGGGGCGTCACGCCATCTTCATCGGCGGCGACGGCGAGGGCGGAGAGCCGCTCCACTGGGAGGATTGGAAGGTTCCCGAGTGGCCCATCGCGTTCTTCCGCTGCTGCCGTGCGCTCGGAGACGATTTCTGGGGCGAGAACATGATCGAGGTCGCGCTCAACCCGCTGCGCGACGCCGAGGATATCGACGACATGGCGAAGCGCACCATGGATCGCACGAGCCAAACGTACGTATCCGTCGATGGCTCATCGACAACGAAGAAGTCAGCGTTTCTAAACGCAAAAGACGTCGTCGTGTTCGAGTTCGATTCGAAGAAGAACGAAAAGGCGCCGGTGCTCATCAAGCCCGAGATTCTCAATGCCGACTACTGGCAGTACCGCGACCGCAAGGTCCAGCTCGCGCACGACCTGACGGGCGTCTCGCTGATGCACCAGTCGGGCGAGGTGCAGGGCAGCTCGGGGCAGCGCTCGGGGCGCTCGATTCGGCTCGAAGCGTCGCTCTTGCCGGAGCGGTTTGCGCGGCGGCTGCGCTCCTGGCGCAATTGGGTGGCGGTCGACTGCGCCAAGAACGTGATTCGGTCTGCCAAGCAAATCGGCGAGGTCGTTCCGGATTGGCAGGTGATGTGGCCCGGCGCGGACTTCGACGCGAAGGTGTCGGTCGAGGTTCTGGACATCGACCTCGAGCAATTCACCATCCGCCCATACGCGGTTTCGGAGCAAAAAAATACACCCGCCGATCGTGCCGATGCGGCACAGGAGATGTTTGACCGTGGCGAGATCAACGCCGCGCAGCTCGAGGTCATCCTCGAAGGGCTATACGATACCAAGCGCGAGACCAAGGCGAGCACCGCAGAGCGTCGCTATGTAGCGAAGGTTTCTGACGAAATCCTGTATGGGGACAAGTCGCTGGTCGAAAATGAGCGCGTCTACATGGCCGAGCACTACATCCCCCCGATGCCATGGATAGACCCCGATGCGGCCATGGCGCAGGCATCCCCGCTGTACCTCGATGCGCTCATCGACGGCGTCCCGCAGAATCGGCGGCGCTTGCTGCGGCGCTTCCTGGAAGATATATGGGCCCTGCGGATGCAGAAGCAGCGCGAAATCGCGATGCAAGACGCATCAGTGAACGTGGCGGCTACCGCCGACCAAGCATTCCCGCTCGGCGCCCCGCCCGGAACAGGCGGACCCCTTGGAACAGCACCCGGACTCCCCCCTACGGCCTCCCCTGCGCTTGGTGCGCCCATCGGAGCTCCCCTCCCGCCCCCAGCGCCCGCTGGAGCTCCCGTTCTCAATGCCCCTGGCGCCCCAGGCATGGTCTGAGTTCGACGCCGAGCTTTGGGATCTGCTACATGATCGGGTACCCATGCCCCGCCGCGTCTGCTGAAGCACTCCGACTTACGACGGAGCCAAAGCCCGAATCGCCGGACCTTGAATCTTGGGACGAGCGGGCAGCCAGGCAAGCGCGGCGGGCGTGAGGGTCAGAAAGGCTAATCAATGGACACCATAATCGCATGCGCAGGCGTGCTCGAGCTGCTGGCCATCGTCCTGCAGCTGCATTGCCTGAGCGCTCAGATCAAACGCGCGGGTGATCGCATCGGTGATGAGCTCCGAGAATATCGCCGCATGAAGGGTGAGCAATATCACCAATTTTTGGAGCGCGAAAACGCCCGCTTGCAGGACGAGCGAGATCGGCGCAGAGCTTCGAAGCCCATCATGGACGACAAGAATCTAGCCCAGGCCTCGCGAGAGCTGCTCGATAAGCTGGGGCGCCCATGACCGACGCAGAAATTCTGGCCGAGGTGCGCAAGCTCGACGCTCGTTGGCGCGAGTGTTTCGATTTTTCCATTCACCAGTTTACGCGAATGGCCATCTCGGCATGCGGCGCCGACTTGCGCGACGTGCTCGCGGGCAAGCGGGTCGATGAGCTCCGGCCGGCGATAACCGATGAGGACCGGCGCGCACGCGCCGAAGCGATGACCCTAGTTCCGCCCGAGCTACTGGCGAAGATGAGGGGTGACAAGCCGTCATGACCGACATCACTCCCATTACCCCGACGCACATCTGCGCGAGCTGCAAGGCGACGATCAGCACGTTGAACATCTACGAGGGCCACACCGACTCGTGCATGCAGCCCGAGGTGCGCTGGCGGCGGATCGAGCGCATGACGGCCGAGCATCGCGTCGTGATCGACATGATGTCCGGACTCCTCAAGGAAAGCGTGCGGAATTGCGAGCTCATGTCGAAGGTGCTCGAAGAGTCGTGCAAACAGATCGCGATGCTGACCGAGATGATAACGACGCTGGAGCGCAAAGTATGAATGCCTGTCCCGTCTGCGGGCAGTTGCACTCGCCCAATTGCTTGCGCGTCGCGCTGGACGAACTGAAGAGACATCCGGTTCTACAGCTCATGCCGCATTGCCCATTCTGTGGCTATCCGCGCTCGGACAGCATGCAGACGCACGCTCCCGATTGCGAATGGTGCACGCTGGCGCAGCGCATGGCTCGCATCGAACAAGAATTGCTCCGGCTCGAACGCATCGAGCTACTTTTGATGACCAAGGAAACCCATGGCAGCAGCGAAGAACCCACCACCCAGCGGACAGGCGGCACCAGCGGGCTCGGCGTCGACTGGGCGCCCCCAGTCAGCCGCGACGACGGGCTCTCCGAGCGCAGCATCCAATCCCTCGACTTCTGGGGCAACCTCGAAGCCGATTATGCCTGCCGCGCACACTCCGACCCCAGCGCAGCAGAACCCGCCCATCCGGAAGCCGATAGCGCCGTACCTGCCGGAGCCGAACCCGAACGCTCCGGCTGATCCAGTTCGCGCACTCGAGGCGCGCCAGCGGGATGCGATCCAGCGCGCGAAGGACAACGCGCGCACGAAGGCTGTGGAGGATGCGGGCGTGGATGGCGCCACTCCGCCCCCAAAACCTGGGAAGAAAAGCGAGACGCCATCCTCGCCGAACGGCTCGGCGAGCACGCCGCAGACGCAATCGCCTACAACCTCGACTGGCTCCCCTCCAGCGTCGTCAGGCAAGTCGACGAACACGGACAGCTCCCAGACTTCCGCCTCCCCGTCCGCGGCACAGCCGAGTTCCGAGGCCACCAATACGCCGTCGCCGTCGAGCGAGACGACCAAAGAATCAGCGAATGCGGATACCGAAACTGCCCAAGGTGCAGCTCGCGGCCCCCGCTACGACGTCAAGTCGATGAAGAAATGGGCGGAGCAGAACCCGGAGGCAGCGGCGGAGCTCCGGGTGCATGTCTTCGGGGCGGACCAGGACACGACGGCGGAATGGGTGAAGGTCCAGAACTTCCGCCGGAAGCTGAAAGAGGAACTCCGGACCGAAAAGGAGAAGACGGCGGCGGAAGCGGCGGCGGAGCGGGCTCAGGCGAAGGCTGATCGGGAGGCAGCCGAGGGGGCCGCTGGCGCACTGCGGCCCGTGCTCGACCTGTGGCAGGGCGCGACGCGCAAGGACGAACAGGGCAACATCATTCCTGATTTCGATACGGTGGACCATGCGTTCGAGCAGGTCGCCAAGATGCCGCTCGACACGTACCTGCGCCTGCGCGCGCGCCGCGGCGTCTCCAATCCCGAGCAAGCGCGGCTGCGCGCCGAGAATGCGCGCTTGCAACGCGAGCTCGAGGCAGCTAAGGGAACGACTACGGGGGCAGCCGCCCCTGCAGCTCAGCAGACGGCGTCCCCCCCCTCCGTGCCTGCTGTCGCACAGCTCGCGGCTGCCCCGGTATCTACTCCGGCGGTGGAATTCGAGGCGAAGTGGGGAGACGACATCCCGCCCAAGCACAAGCTGCGGCAGATCGTCGACTGGGGAAAGAAGCTGGATGCCGCCATGGAGCAGTACCACGATCCCGAGCTCAACGAGTATTCGCGAGATGTCGAGGACGTGGCTGCCGTCGTGCTGAAGCGCGAGCTGGCGCTGCTCACCGAAGACGACGAGCCGCCGCCTGCGCCGCGCCGGCGCCAGCCGCCCACCCCCGCCAAGCGCGCCGCCAATGGCAAAGAGCTTCCGCCGCCACCCAAGGGCCATCGCGAGATCGCGATCGAGGACGCGGACAAGCCGCCGGACGACCTGGTCGAGCGCGAGCGCTGGGCCATCAAACGCGCGCGCGAGCGAGCCGCGCAAATGCTGAGGGAAGGATGAGCTGGTTACGTTCGATTTGGCATTGGCTCACGCATGAGCGATGCGCGATGTGCAGGGCCGTGGCGGTTCCCACGACAGGCGGCATCTTCACTCGCCGTCGCATATGCATCTATTGCAAGAATTGCGCACCGGAGTTCTACCCATGAACGCCTGCGATTGGGTCTTCATCGCGTTCGCGATCGGCGGCTATCTGCTGACGCTCGGTGTTCGCGCATGGCGTGAGAGCCGGCGCCGGCGCGCGGCCATCCGCGGAAGGTGGAGCAACCCATGAGAACCCGAAGAACACCATTCTACGGCACCCCCGAGGACCGTGATCTATTGCCCAGGGAGCAGCTGTTCGCTCGCGACGAGCTGGCGGCCATAGAGCCCGATATGCTGGCTTGCATGGGCGATGGCATGACCGAGGGCCAAGCCCGGGAACTCATCCCCGGCGCGGTGAAGCCGTTGCACCCCGACTACTGCGAGAAAGGCATCGAACTCCCGCTCGGGTTAGTCCCGCACAAGGGCGAGAACCGCCGCACACGGCGCGCGGCCGTCGCGAACTGGACGCCTCCACAGGAAGAGACACGATCCATGGAGCAATCCATCGGACGAGACATACAGACCAACGGGGCCGTGGTAAACGGTGGTGCGTCCGCCCCGGCCCCTGCGGAACGCATGCCCACGCGCCGCGAGCTCCTGAAGCAGCGCCAACGACAACGACGCGGCAAGCTCGATATCGAGACTCGCCGACTCCAGAGAGAAAGGATCAAAAATGGGAAGCACCTTGGAGGATGAGATCCGCGCGGCAATCAACCGCGCGAGCCGGGAGAACGCCAGCAATACGCCGGACTTCATTCTGGCCGAGTATCTCACCGATTGCCTGATGGCCTACGAGCGCGCCCACAATCGCACGCTCAACTGGTGGCAGAAGGGCGCGCCGCCCAGTCTCCAAGCGGGCCAATTCAACCCTGACGCACCGATGACGACACCCGACACGAGCGGGTGGGAGCGCTCTGCAAAGAAGATGTCAGAGCCCCTATGAGCGATTTAATCACACGCTTACGCCGGCAGCGCGAAGTCTGCAGCAAGCGTTACGATGACATCTTGAGCGAGATCGCGCTCGCCGAGCCTGATGCCTTGCCAGCGCTGTTCTCACGGCTGAACGAGGCGGCATCGATCTGCAACCAGGTCTGCCAACTGCTCGACTACCAAGAGCACAAGGCGAAACAGCAAGCGAAAGCATCATGAACGAACGAGACAAGGCCCTCTCCGAGCTTCGCCAGGGCATCGGCGGGATCGATCCGATGCTGGACCTGGCAGAGAACTACGGCCGCGGCGTAAAGGCCGTCCAGAGCGTCGTGCGCCAGCAGGGCGAAGTGACCAGCCTGGCACTCGCGAACAACCACCAGCTCTATCACACGAACAAGAAGCTGGTCGCCCGCTCGCGCGAGCTCGAAGCCGAGATGGCCGGGCTGCGGCGGCGGTTTGACATCATCTCACAACAGAACCAGGAACAGGCGCGGTACATCGCGCAGCTCGAAGCGGCCGGCGGCGACCGCTACAAGCCGCTGTATGAGCATGCGGCGCGCACGCTCGCGGCCTTCATGCATGACGCGATCCCGGTGGACCAGCTTCCGGCGAAGCTCAAGGCGATGAAGAAGCAGGCTGCCGAGATCGAGGCCATGCCCGAGCGGGCCACCGAAGAAGAGATCAACGAGATCGCGCCCGACACGGAGCTGGTGCCGCTCGATGAGCGAGACCCGCTGACCGAGATTACGGAGCCGCTCCAATGAGATGGGCGCTCCTGCTGCTGATGGCCTGCGGCGGGAGCGCGGCGGACGATTGGCGCCCGGTCCCTGGCTGGTGCTGCGACGGCCTGTGCGGGCTCACCGGCGAGGAGGCGTCCGTCTTCGCCGAGTGCACCTGTGACGCCGTGGCGCGCCATCCTGGGCCCGGCACGCGCGGCGAGTGCACCGACGATCCTTGACAGCCGCCCCGAGCTCGGCCAGCATTACAACCACGCTGCCCGGCGCGAAAAGTTCGGGAGGGCTGCTCGGAGCCCAGCAAGCCGAGAGCTAGCGTCCGGCAATGGCCTCTGGTGGCCGATATGGATGAGCGCACGACGCGCGCAGTCGAGCGTCGCCTCCTCCATCTCCCACCAGGGCAAAAATGAGCACGTTTCTCGACGCATTTGCACACGACCTGTTCCCCGATGAGCGGAGCTTCCAGGCGTTTTCGTTCGTTCGGCGCCCGGTCTTGGCCAAGCTCGAGCAAAAGCTCCATCAGTCGAGCGGCAAGAGCTGGTCCTATCCCTGCCTGGTCCAGGCAGCCGTAGCGCAGGGCACTACCCGTGCCGGCGTGCAGGAACAGGCCGCCCAAGCCAACGATATCGCCAACTTCGACGGCGAGGAGTTCAATCTCGGCTACTTCCCACCCGGGTACAAGGGCGGGTTCGAGATCACGCAGTTCGACATGTCGCTCACCGCCGCGAGCGGTGGTGTTCCGGACGGCGCGTATCTCGAAAATTTCGCCGTCAAGATGAAGGAGCAGCCGAAGGAGTTCGGCCAGCGCATGGAGCGCTATTTCCTGGGGCGATCCGGGAAATCGCTCGGGCTCACGACGGCGAACGGCGCCGGCGCGCTCGGCACCACGAACTTCGCGAGCGGCTTCATTCAGCTCGCCGATCCGCTGAAGATCGGCGCATTCCGGCACGCGATGATCCTGAATGCGTCGCTGAACGACGGCTCGGTGCCCGCGAGCGCGGCGCTGCTCGGCGTGGGTGACGACCAGAAGATCTACATCCGCGGGATCGACATCGACAACGGCCGCCTCTTCGTGTCGGCGACCTCGGGCGGCCCCAACGGCCACGCCGCGATGAACACGGCTGCCGGCACCAACGCCGTCTTCCTGTTCAATTACACCGACTTCCAGGGTTCCAGCGGCTACACGCCGAACCGGCTCCCGCCCGGTGTGCAGGAGTGGATCCCGTCGACAGCATTCGACCCGTCCGCCGCGATCTACTCGACCGACTTCTTCGGCGTCATCCGCGCGCGGGACTCGCGCCTCGCGGGCTGGCGGCTCCCGACCGTCGCCGGCGAGCAGCTCGATACCCTCATCATCCGCGCGCTCGAGCGCGCATACAACCTGTACGGTGTCGACGGGACCTACCAGGTCATCATCAACCCTGTCCGATGGACGCAGCTCACCCAGATCGCGACCTCGCGCGGCTACCGCATGCTCAGCGGTGCGACGGCGACGATCGGGTACAACTACATCGAGATCGTCCATGGCGAGATGCGGGCCGAGTGCATCAGCTGCCCCTCGATGGACTCGGACTCCATTTTCTTCTTGAAGATGGAGGATGATGGCTGGTGCGTGCGTCATCTCGACGGATGGCCTGCCATTCTGAATGGCGATGGCCTGAAGATGCTGCGCGCATCCGCCGACGATAAGTACGAGTTCCGGACGTACACGTTCTTCCATTGGGGCGTCCGAGGCATCAACCAGAATGGACGGGGCGACCTGTCCGGAATCCCGGTCACCTAATGAGCCTCTCGAAGATACTGGCGCAGGCGGCTAGCAATCTCCTTTGGGGGATTGCCGGAAGTCGTGCGCCAGTCCTTCTGAACCTGAAATTCACCGTCGGAACGACGGGCGCTCCGACGATCGTCACCACGGTAGATGCCACGAATGACGCGCCAAGCTCGATCGATTGGACAATCACGCGCGTTTCGGCGGCGGTCTATGACCTGACCTACAATCCGTGCCGACGCATTCATTGGGGCACGCTCTCCTGCTGTGCCAAGAGCGCGGCCGGGAACGGCACGTTTGCCGCGAGTGATGCGCGATACGCGGTGCTCGATCGCAGCTCGACCAACACCAATGCGGGCACGGGCAAAGCGCGCATCTGTTTCGCGACAGGCGCATCGGTCAGTACGGAGCTCGCCCAGAACTCCGAAATGAATCTCGCTGTTTGGGCGGATGCGGGTTGAGCATGCCGCTCATCGCCAGCGTCACCGAGAAGGCCAAAGAGGCCAACATCAAGACGGAGATCGCCGCGGGCAAGCCTGTCAAACAGGCAGTAGCCATCGGATATGAAGAGCAGCGCCGAGCTCGCGCCGGCAAATCCAAGGACAAGAAGAAGTAACCCATGGCCCTCACAATCACTCGCGCGGTTCAGGAAGCTTTCGATGCCAACGTCACGGATAGCTCGGGCGGCTTCGCGCTGCTGAAGGCGATCGAGAACAACGATCCCGAGGCGGCCCGCTATCTCGCGCCGAGGCCGTTCACCTTCATCGCCGAGGGTCAGTCGGTGGGCAACGAGGCCGTGACGCTCGCGCTGCTCGCTCCGATCAACCTGACGGCGTTGGGCGTCACGTTCCCGGCGAGCTCGATGCGCAACATCCGAACGAAGGTCTGGTCTCGCCGCGCCACGGTCGCGAACGCCGGGTATTGCGAGAAGCTCTGGACCGTCATCGGCGGCGCAACCCCGAGCGTTGCCCCTGACAGCACGGTTGCAGCTGCGCTGGCCGCCCTGAATGAGCCCAGCGTGATCGCGGCCACGCCGAACAACAACAGCGCTTCGGCTCCCGAGTATGGTACCGGCATCGTCATCATGGATGCGGTCGCAACGACCAACGTCATCGTCGGCGTTCAGAACCTGGTTGGCACAACTCGTGCAACGGCATCGGCGACTTTGATGCGCTGGCGTCTCGAGGTCGTCGTCGAGCCGCTTTTGATTATCCCGGTTGCGGCATGAGCATGCGAGCGATCGAAGTTTTCGGCGCAACGCGCATCTATGCGCACGTCGCCGGCGTGCAAGGCGCGCAGCGCAGCGTGCGTTGGCCAGGCGGACCTGGCAAACTGACGTTCTCCGGGACGATCTATTCCGGAAGCCCAACTGTAGACATCGGGGCTTTTCAGCCAGACGACAGCCCGGGGGGAGCCGCTTACCCGCTCATCCCTGGAGTTTCGTCGTTGCCGCTATCGCTCGGTGTTGTCGTGACCGATGCACTCGACTTCGAGGCGGGCGCTGGAATCGTAACCTTCACGATCAATCTCGGCACGCTCGGGGATGAGTTGGCACTGGGCTCACTTTTCCTGGTGCCGCTTTCGCCCTGATCAACATGGAAAGGCTATCCGGAACGGCTCGGCGCGCTTGTGCTGGGCCGTTTCGCGCTGCTACACCCCATTCGATATGACCAGGCGCGGCGCGAGTTATTAGCCTTTCGCGCGCCGCGCAGGTCGCCTCAACGGAGAACCAACATGGCCAAGAAAACCAAGCCCAAGCCCGCGCCGAAGTACGGCAAGGGCGGCAAGAAGGGCTGCTGAGCAATGGGCGGCAGCAACGGTGCGTTCGAGCCCGGCAGCTTGCAGGTTGCTGCGCCTTATTTCATCTCGGGACGCACCGGCATCCTTACCGGCATCACCGCATCGCAACCGGTGGGGCGGCTCGCTCAACTCGGTATGCTGGATCCGCGCACGCCAGGAGCGATCGTTGCAACGCCGATCCGGATCAGCCAGCTTCGTCTCAAATATGCGCCCGTGACATCGCCGGCGAATGGCTCGACCTTCGAAATCTTGAAGGGTGTAGGCACACCTGCCACAACCGGCGGCAATGCGCATTCCGCACAACGTCGCAAGACGAGCGGGTATCCGGCAATTGGCCTGACCGAGACACATCTCTACATGGCCGCCACGGGCGCGATCTCTGGCGGATCATTCACGCCCGACGATGCGACAGGTCCACTCGATTGGGTGTCGGTTGGCATTGTCGATGTGTCCAGCGGTTCCGCCATTTGGTTACCAAGTGATCTGTGCCCATGCACACTCGAAGCCGGAGAGGCGCTCGAAGTCCGAGCAACCACCGCCCAGAGCGGAACCGGTATTCTGCTTCTGGCCGCTGATTTCCTGCGCTGACGACTCACCCCGCGGGTGTCGCAAAGAAACCTGCAAATTCTCAATTTCGAGGCATACTTATGCAACACCATGGACCCGTCCACCTTGTGCCAGCTGATCGCCCAAGCTTTTTGGCTCGTGCTTGGGGGTGGGCTTTCGTTACTCGGGATCACCTGGCAGCTCTTTCGGACGCGGAGATACTTGCGAGAGGCCTTGGCCCGCGAGCAGCAGAGGCACATCGCGATCGAGAGAGGGCTCTTGAACTCGAATTTCGCGAAACTCAACGGACTTCAGAGGAGTCTATTGGAGAGCTTTTTGCGCGAGCCAACGCCCAGTCTGAGCGACTTGGTCGAACGTACCGAGCGCGAGTGGAGAGCGAAAGCATCCGTTCCACCGTCCGAGGCCACCGATCCGACGATCGAGCTGAGGACGGGCGATATCATCCCGCGCTGATGGGCCTCGCGGGAGGGCCCGCGGAGTAAACCGTGACTTTCGGGTTTCGCCGTCTCGGTGACCTGCTGGAGGACGTCCGCTATCGTTTCTCGACTGCAGGCGTAAAGCTGCGCCATCCGCCGGCGCGCATCATGCAGCTGTTCAACACTTCGTGGGTGCAGCTGCGCTCGATCGTTTCGCTCGCGAACGACGGAACCTTTCTGGAGGCGACGGCGCCGGCGGCGCTCCCCACGACAGCGGCGGTCGCCGGCGAAGCGTATGCCGAGATCGCGTGGCCCATCAACGCGATGCGCATTTACGGTGTGCGCGTGCAGCCAACCACATCGAGCCGCTGGTATCCGCTGAAGAAGATCCCTTGGGCGGCGTACCACGATTACCAGTACGACCAGGTGATCGAAGCGTACCGGCGCCAACCCGGACCACGTGCCTATTGCGCCAGGTCGCTCCCCAGCGCCTCCGAGACCACCGAGGCCGTGGGCGCCATCATGATCCTGCCCGTGCCCACCGGCGGGCTCTACCGTCTCTGGTACATGGCTGCCTATCAGCCACAGGTCGAAGACGATGACCTGTTCTATGGGCATGACGAGTGGTTCGAGTTCGCGATCTACCAGACCTTGATCAAGATGCTGGGGCCCGACGCGGACTCGAAGAAGAACTACGCCATGTGGTCGATGGAGCGAGACGACGCGCGCAAGCTCATCGAGAGTACGGCTCAGCGCCTCGATGACGGCATGGCGCTCGAGCCTCGCGACGCACGCGGCGACGGCGACGATATGGATTCGTGGGGTGCGCCCCTGTGACGGCCCAGGCCTTCCGCTATGCGCCTTCATTGCCCGATCTCCCCAAAGGGGCAGAGCGGAGCATCATCGCGCAGTTCAAATCCGTACAGCTCGATTTGGATTCGCTGCGCGGCACACCCAAGAATTCCGTGCCGGCTTTCGGCGGGCACTCCTACAATGCCAAGGTCGGCGATTTCGTGATGCTCGAGCCGCCGGCCGATGGCACGCTCGTCATGATCCCGCAGGGCAACGCGGACAATGTCACGGCGCGGATCGTGCTCGTGCTCGTGGGCGGATTCCTGAGCCCGGGAGTGTCCGTCTCGATTGTCGGACGCAAGGGCACCATCAACGGGCAAGACACCCTTTTCATGAACAGCCCGCGCCTCGTCGAGCTCGTGAGCGTTGGCGATCGCGGATGGTTCTATTCGACGTGAGGTAGGCTGAGCGATGGCCTTCCGAACGGCAGACTTCGTCAAGGAGACGACGCTCACCACAGGCACGGGCGCGATCACGCTCGCCGGCGCTCGCTCGCCGGCGCAAACGTTCTCTGCGGTCTGCTCGAACGGAGACACGTTCCAGTATGCAATCTCCCACGACACGCTGAATCAGTGGGAGGTCGGTCTCGGCACCTACAACACCGGCGGCAACACCATCACGCGCACGACGGTGCTCGCGTCGAGCAATGGCGGCGCGGCCGTCAATTTCAGCGCCGGCACGAAGAAGGTCGATCTCGTGCTGCCCGCCGCGCGCATCGTGCAGCTCGTCGGGCCCGTGCAGATCGGGGCAACGTCCTTTGGCTCGGGCTCGCTGTCGTTCAGCAATGCCAATGGGATCTCATTCTCGCTCTCGACGAACAGCAACGGCGGGACGATCCAGGCGAGCCACAATGGACTAACATCTGCCGCCGACAGTTTGATCGGTGTCATCTCGCATGTCGGCGGAAACTCTGTCTCCAATGTATCAAAGCTGGCATTTGCAAATGCCAGCAACGTCACATGGTCGCTCAGCACCGTGGTATCGGCAGCGACCGTATTTGCCAGTGTACCAGATGGTCTATTGTTCGTTACTGGCAACGGGACCAGCGGATCCGTAACACGCATAGATCTGCAGAACGCAAACGGCGCCAGCTGGTTGATGTCAACCGGAGCGAGTGCCCTATCGCTTTCACTTTCCTATCGGGCGATTCGCTCGCTTTCGCTGAATTCACCCAGTCTATCTAGTCTCACGACCGCAACAGATACTGCGGCAACGGCTGCTCAGCTCGTTTTCTTTCCCAATCTCAACACATCGTTCAACACATCGCTCTCCTATAACAACGTAGGATTCCGTTTCACGACTGGTGGTAGCTCGGCTGTCGTCAACGTAGGAGCCTGGGCCCGTTATTTTGCGTCCAACCAGACCGACGGCGTCACGGCTCAACAATTGAGTTTCAGTGATGCAAACGGCGTGACGTTCGGCATCGCGACAACGTCTATCGCGAATAGCGGCGTCATCCCGATCGTAACTGCTTCGGTCGCCGCCGGCGGCGGCGGCGGTATCACGGCCTTCGCGCTCTCGAATGCAGCCTCGAGCGTCATGGCGACGGGGCTCACATTCTCGAATGCTAACGGGCTGAGCTTCCTGCTGAGCACGGCGGCCGGCAACGCTGCAACGCTCTCGGCGAGCTACACCGTCCCGACGGTCCCCACGCATACGCTCGCCGCCAGCGCCGCGGGAAACAGCATATCCAACGGCACGTTCGTTCTGTCCAACTCGAACAACGTCAGCTTCGGCATGGCGGGCTCGACCATCACGGCAACCGCAACCGTGGCGGCGACACGCGATATCGGCGTGGTCAGCCATGTCGGCGGCAACGTCGTCTCCAGCGTGAGCCAGCTCGCTTTCAGCAATGCGAGCAATGTCACCTTCAGTCTGAGCACGGCTGCGAATGCGGCGACGGTGCTGGCGAGCGTCGCGGCTGCGGGCGGGAATACGCTCTCCGGATTCGCTCCATATCAAGGCGAGCTCGTCAGTAACAGCTTTGGCGCCGGGACTTCCGGCACCTGGAATCTTTCGCCTTTCGAATTGCCGGCAGCCGTGCAGTTCGACCGGCTCGTGCACGCGATCAGCATCACCGGATCTACGAGTACGGTTGCGTCCAATTCGGTCAGTATCTCATTGGCCTTGTATTCTCGGAATGCCTCCACCCTTTCATTTATTACCGGGGTCACCAGTTCATTTGCTTATACGCTCAGCAGCAATGTCAACTCTTCGCTGCACTATGGCTGGAAGCTACTCACATTCCCGCTCACATCGACTCTCGCGGCCGGCAACTATTGGCTGGGTCTCGGATCGCGGCTGAGCACCGCGGGCGGCGGCGGTGGTCAGATCGGCAATGGCATGGTCTCGTCCAACGTTCCTCCCAATGGTGGTATTGGCCTGTTTTCGGTCGCCACCAATGCCTCAGTGCAAATTAGATTGGGCCTTGGTGGGTTCAGCGGAACCACCAGCACGATCGCGTCTTCCATTGCATTTTCGGCTCTCATCGGCTCTCTATCCATTCACCAGCGCAACCCGTACGTCTACTTCGCGAGCGGAACCGCTTGAAAGAATCAATGTCCAATTTCCAAATGCTCAAAGTATCGAACCTGCCTCCCGCCTCGGATGACTTCAGCTTTTTCGACGCGAACCTGAATGCGGATTACGAGATCACGACGTGGGTCTCGTTGACCTATTGGGTCGATACAGCCGATGTCGCGGCGGGCGCATTTACCATGGACCTCGAATACGTCGATCCGACGGGAGCCACTCGACAGATCAACGGATCACCGATCTCGCTTGCCGACAGCAGCGGCTTTTTCTCTTCGCCGGTAGTGCCCATGCAACGGCAGAGCGCCGCATCGCTCATGAGAGCGATTTCCACGTTGATTGGCCCAGCCGGAACATCGACGGTATCGGTGCGCATCCGCTTCTCTGGGGATTACAATTCAGACGGTCAATTCACCGATTGGAACATGGCCTGAAAAGGCCCACTGATACGAAAGGCTATCATCCATGAAACGCAAGAACCCGCCTCGGCGCCCGCAGCCCGAGGCGAAGAACGGAAAGGCGCCGCTGGGTTTCCAGCGGATCGAGCATGTCGCAAAGACCAGCTACATCGACAGTTCGATGATCGTCATCATCCCATCGCGCTCGCCGGACCCTGTGGAGGATGGTAGCGATGAATGGCCATGGCTACACCATCGCTTCCAGCAGGCATTGCAATCGCTCACGTGGCCGATGAATCAGCGGCGATACATGTTCCTCGTGACGGGCGCCGAGGTCGGCAAGGCATACGATGAGCAGGTTCGGCTCTGCTTGGAGCATCCCGAGCTGGGCACGTGCAAGTATGTTCTGACGCTCGAAGACGACACGTTGCCGCCGCCCGATGCGGTGCAGAAGCTCGTGGAGAGCATTGAGCTTGGGCCCTTCGATGGCGTGGGAGCGCTCTATTGGACGAAGGGCGATTTCAACATGCCCATGTGCTACGGCGATCCGGCAGAGTTCGCGCGCACGAATGTGCTCGACTTCCGTCCGCGGGATATCCGCTCGGCGCTGCAGCATGGCGAGATTGTCGAATGCAACGGCATCGCGATGGGCTGCTCGCTCTACCGCACCGCGAGCTTTCGCGACGTTCCGGGCCCCTGGTTTCAGACGCTCAACGAATGGGGCCGCGGCGCGAGTACGCAAGATCTGTTTTGGTGTTCGAAGGCGCGCCGGGCTGGCAAACGCTTTGCGGTTGACATGCGGGTGGTCTGCGGGCACATCGACTACAAGACCGGAACGGTCTACTGAAAGGCTATCATGTCAGCGAAACGAAAGTATTTCCGGCGCGTCGCGGCACCCAAGATCCATGTCCCCGTGCCGACGCTGAAGCTCGACCTGGGCTGCGGGCAGAATCCCAAAGAGGGCTTCGAAGGTGTCGATCGGTTCGCACCTAACGCCAAGCACAAGGTGCATCTATGGAGCGGAGAACGCTGGCCCTGGGCTGATTCGAGCGTTGACGAGCTCCACGCGGCGCATCTGATCGAGCACATTGACGCGGTCTATCTGCCCGATGGCACGGATGCGCTGCTCTGGTTCTTCGATGAGGCCTGGCGTGTCGCCAAGCCGGGCGCGACGTTCAGTCTGCAATGGCCGGCGCTGCAGAGCGTCCGAGCCTTCCAGGACCCGACGCATCGGCGCTTTATCCCGCCGCAGACGATGGCCTACCTGGACAAGAATTGGCGGCAAATGCAGAAGCTCGACCACTACCTCGGGGGCTGCGATTGGGTCTATGAGAGCGGCGCTTCGAGCTGCTCGATCGAGAACTCGAAGAAGCCCGCCGAGGTGCAAACCAAGCTCGCGATCGAGACGTGGAACTTTGCCGAGGACCTGTTCGCCGTCCTCCGCTGCCGAAAGCCCTGAATTGGCCATTTCCGACCATGCCATTTCCGACCGCGCCATCTCGGCGCCCGAGGACACGGTCGTGGTCGGAGTCACGATCCCCGGGCGGGTCGTGGTCTACGAGCGCCCGATCAATGCTTGCCTGCTCTCCGAGGCGCCCGCAGGTGACGTTTTCGTCTTCGAGGGGCCCGCTGGGTCGGTCACGGTCGGCGACGCGCCAGCGGGCGGCGTGGTAGTCTTCGAGGGCCTCGCCGGCAGCGTCACGCTCACCGGGTTTCCGCCATGATAGAAATTCCACTCGGGCAAGCCATCCGCCTCACCGCGTCATTCCTGAATGCGGCGGGTGCCGCTGCCGATCCGACGACCGTCACGTTCAAGTACGCCCCCGTGATCGTCAACCCGCCGCCAGATCCGACCGCCACCAGCGACGTGTTCGGCGTGGGCTCGACCGTGAAGGATTCGACCGGGAACTATCATCTGGATTTCACTCCCAATGCCGCCGGCAATTGGGTCTACCAAGCCATCGGAACCGGGACCGTCGCCGCCGTCGCGACTGGTCACTTTAGGGTGATCCCCTCACCCTTCGCCTGAGACGTCCCGTCGTGCAACACTGAGGCATGCGCGACGATACCACCGACAAGCTTTTCCCACCGCCCGAGAGCGCCGTCGTGGAGGCGCCAATCCCCATTGGTCCGAGCATCCGGCAAGAGTTCGTGCTCCACCGCCGGTACATCGACAAGCAGCTCGAGGAGTTCGGCAAGAAGCTCGACAGCGCTCTCGAGCGGCTAGCGCCCGAGGCCTCGCCTTCGAGCGCGCTCCGGAAGGTCGGACGCGGCGCAGCGGCGGGCGGCCGCTATGGCGCGGCGATCCTGGCTGGCCTGGGTCTCGTGCAGGCCGTCGTGAAGCTCTGGCGGCCCGAGCTCGCGGGTCCGTTTGACAGCCTGATGCAGGTATTTGGGGGGTGATCTGGCTGCTGGCGGACATCCTCCGCTGGCTGGTCCGGGTCAGAAGATACCCGGATCGTGGCATTCGGCCTGCGGTTAGGTTAAGGTCCAGCCGTGGCATTACAGGTCTTCGCGTTCAACCGCGGTCTTCACCAGGAAAACGACGATCGGCTGAATGAACCCGGCACGCCGCGCGAGGTCGAGAACCTGATTCGGACCAAGACCGGGCGCCTGCGGCCGCGGCACGACTACGAAACGCTGGCCATGACGGGGCAGAGCGGCGTTTCGAATATCCGCCTGTACGATCTCGCGGCTTTTGGCACGCGACTGCTGGGATTCGGCCGTTGCCAGGTGAGCACCAACGTCAATTACGCCGTGGACGCAACGGCGGACATTTTCGATCTCGTCGAGGAGCCTACGCACGCTTGGCAACGTGTGCCCACGGGCGAGCTCGGCGCCGGAACCCGGGCGCGATTCATTGGACGCGTGGGGCGCAAACCCACCTCCGTCGACCGCATCGACGTGGCGGCGGGCGGAGGCCGCGTCTGCCTCGTCTATGAGGTGATCCTGCGGCCCGACACGGGCTCGGCGCGCAGCGTTGGCGTGATGGTCGTCAACGCCGAGGACGACGCGACATTGCTCGTCTCTGGCATCTTCGGCGTCGAGCGCCCGCGCGTCGTGTTCGTCAATGGCACGTTCTTCATCACCGCCGTCGATACCGCGGACGGGTCGGTCAACCTCTACAGCTATACGCCGGCGACCGACTCGGCGCTCAATACGCTGACCGATCCGGTCCCCGCTGGCGCGTCCATCGATGCGTATGATCTGTCCGCCAGCGTGGCCGCCAGCTCGGGCGCCAATACATTCTGGATCGGTGTCGCGCGCTCGAACACGACGACCGTGCTTCGTGGCTGCGATTCTTCGGGAGCGGTCACATACAGCGCCGCGGGCCCCGCCGTGCTCGGCGACATGATCACCGTGTTCCACCATGATACCGGTGGAACGCAGCGGCTTCATGTCTGCATCGTGCGCGATACGTCGTTGGACATCGACCTATACACCTATTTGCCGCCGGCGACGACTCCCGCAGTCAGCTCGACCAATTTACTCACGCCGTTCAATGGGCTGTCACAGCCCGGGCTGACGCTGGACCCGGCGTCGAGCAGCAACATCATCATCACGCTGACGGCAATCTCGGGAACCGCCCAGCAGATTCTAGGGCGCGCGGTCAATTTCACGACCCATGCGCTGGGCAATGCAATGCAGATGCTCAATCGCGAGTTCAGCGATTGCAATACGAAGAGCATCCTGGTGAAGGGGCGCCTGTTCTTTGCGATCAATACGATCGAGGATGTCGGATTCACGACGCATGCCCTGCTGAGGCTCACCGATACGCTCAACCAGGACGTCTACCGCCCGGTTTGCGTCGTCGATCGGTTTCTCGGGCATGAGCTATCGCGCCCGCATCTCCCGGCCATTGCGTACGATTCGAGCACCGACCTGATGTATTGGGCGGTGAGCGTCGAGGATGAAGACCGATCCGCTTCGCCCAAGGTCGTCGAGCTTCGCGTATGCGGCACCGATCGCCGACAGACGGTTCAGCTCGGTGATGTGCTCTACATTGCTGGCGCAATCGTGCAGGACTTCGACGGGCGCACGGCCACGGAGGCCGGCGGCTTTCTCACACGCCCCTTTATCAGCGACGTGGTCTCTTCCGCTTCGGGCGGCTCGGTCACCAACGGAGGCATTTACCAGTTCATCGCGGTGAGCGAGACGCGCGATTCGAAGCAGCGCCGCAGCCAGAGCGCGCCGAGCAATCTCGTGGAAGTGACGCTGGCGGGCACCGCGATCGATGTGACGGTCCAGAAATCTTTGACCATGCAGGACGCGCAGGATGCGGACAACTTCACGCCCGACGAATCCAAGACCGCACCGATCACGACCGTCTATCGCACGCTCGACACCAATGACGGCAACGGTACGTTCCATTTCGACATCAGCACCTTGGATCCGCGTGGCGCGCGGCGCTCGCGCGAGATTCTGACCAGCACCCAGAGCGACACCAACCTGAGCGACAACGCGATCCTGTACACGCAGGGAGCCCGCGGCGCTCTCTCGGGACCGCTGGAATTCGTCTGTCCAGATCCATCCATCACGCTCGCCGCCAGCGCTGACCGGATCCTGAGCGGAGGACTGCCCGAGGATTCTCGCATCCAAGAGAGCCGCCCATTATTCCCCGGTGAGCAGGTTCAATGGAGCGACACACTCGGTTTCTATCGCGATGTGCGCAACCGCGTGCTGGCCGTGGCGCGGCTCGATGAGCGGCGCATCATCTTCACCGCCGAGGAGCTGTTCGAGTGCGATGGCCCCGGACTCGACGACAATGGGCTCGGCGAGATCGGGGCGCCACGTCGGCTGCCGAGCGATGTCGGTCTCTATGGCGGCGTGCTCGGATGGCGCAGCATCGTCGAAATATCGGCGGGCATCATCTTCCAGGGCCTGAAGAATCAGCTCTACCTTCTGCCGCGCGGCGGAGTGACGCCCGTCCCGATCGGGTTCCCCGTCGAAGACAAGCTGTTGGCCTATCCGGTTATCTCGGGCGCCGTGTACATGAACGAGGATCAAACCGTCCGTTTCACGTGCAACAATGAGGCTGGCACAGAGAGCATCGTCCTGCTGTTCAACGTGCGATTCGCCGAATGGTTCACCGAAGGCCCGTATGCCTTCACCATTCGCGCCGCAGCTCGAGCCAATGGGCGCTTCTATCTCCTGACTTCGAACAACGAGGTTTTGCGTCAGCGCACCGAAGATGCGCCGCTCACATTCGTTTCCTATGCTTGGCGCGGCACGCCGGTGCATCCCTTCAAGCCGGGCATGTTCGGGCGCTTTCTGGCGCCTTGGCTCTATGGCACCGTGCGCAGCGATTTCCGGGTGCGAGCCGTCGTGACATGGGATGAGGATCCCAACACGACGGTGGCCCATGAATGGGTCGACGTCGTTGGCAAAGACATGGGCTCGCAGTTCCGTTTCCGCTTCGAATTCGACCAGGTCAAATGCGAGAGCGTCCAAGTCGATTTCGAATTCTCTGATTTCCAGGGTCGCGCCGGCTCAGGGCTCGACCTCACCTATTGGGCGATCGAGAGCGAGCCCAGCAACGTACCCAACCAAGTCGAACCGGAAGCGATGACCTGATGGCACAAGCGAACCAAGCGGACTTCTTGAACCAAGGCGTCTATGGGACGCAACAGCAGAACGATCCGAACAACCTCCCGAACCCGGCGAACCCGGGCGGCATCTCGAACAACCAACTCGCGATCCTGCTCGCGAAACAGCGCCAAGCCGTCGCCAATTCCTCGCAGCGCCAGGGCGATCCGACGCTCGGATATGGCGGCTCGCCGGCGCAGGTAGCCGCCGCCAAGAAGGCCAATGCCGCGGGCATCAAGCATGCGAATGCGCCCAACGACGTGCTCGGGGACATCGGCAAGATTTGGGGCAGCGATCCGGTCACCACGGCGATCCTGGCGGCCCCCTATGCCGTCGGCGCGGCGGGCGCACTGATCCCGGCTGCGGCGGGAGCTGTCGGGGCTTCGCCGGCGGGCGCGCCGACGCTCGGCGCAGTCGGGTCCGTGGCCTCTCCGTTCCCGACGACTGCGGCAGCGGCAGCGGCAACGCCACCCGTCTACTATGCGGGCGCTGCGGGTGCGGGTGCGGCTGCCCCGGCAGCCGCAGCCGGCGGCTCTCTGGCGAAGGATGCTCTCAAATACGGCATCATGGGCGCCGGCGCCGTGGGAACCGCGGCCAACATGCTCGGAGGCAGCCCAGGTGGCGGGAGCGGCGCAGCGCCGGCGACGGCAGGGCAGACGGCATTTGCGGGCAATACCGCAGCCACGGGCAATTACGCGCCTGCCGGCGGCTACCTGCAACCAACCGTGACGGCGCCCGGGCAATCGACGGGCAAATCGCCCGAGCAGGCGCTGTCGTCGATCTCTCCCGCGGCCCAGCAGGCGATTGCTCGGGCCAACCAATTCACGCAGATCACCAATGGCACGACGCCGCGCGCGACGGGCCCCACCGCAGGTCAGAGCGCGGCCGCGCAGCGATTGGCGCCCATGGCGGGCGGAACCTCGACATCGCAGGGCATCCAGCAGGTGGCGCAACAGGCGAATCAATTTGCGGCCCAGAATGCTTCGGCGGTCCAGGGCTACAACCAGCAGAGCGCCGCGGCGGCGAACCGCGCTGCGCCGCAAATCCAGGCTCCGAGCTCGGCGCAGCAGCAGGCCGTTTACAACGCGGCGGGCAGCTTCCAGCCGAACACGAGTGGAGTCGCGGGCATTCGCGCGGCGACGGCGGACGTCTCCGGCGCGGGACGACTCGAATCGTTCAACCCGACCAATTCGCAGCAAGGCGTGAGCGCGCTCTATGGGTACAATCCGGACGCGACTTATAACAGCGCGAATCAGCTGGAGAACTTCTACGCTCAGAATACCGCCGAAGGGGCCAATGCGGTGCGCGCTTTCAGCCCCGACCAGGTGCAGCAGGATGCGGAATCGCTCCGCACCTTCCAGGCAGACCGCAGCGGCATCAACCGTCTCAACGCATACGCCGACGAGGCACAGGGCCCGAGCGCTGCCCAGGCGATGCTGAGGGCCCAGAGCGATGCCGACAAGCGCATGCTGCTCGCGATCTCCCGAAGCGGCCGCGGCACGCCGGCGAGCGCCGTGCAGGCTCAGCGACAGGCCATCACCGAGGGCGGGCTCGTCTCGGCGGAGACGCGCGGGCAGGGGGCCGTGCTCGCCGCCCAGGAAACCGAGGCGTACAAGCAGCGACAGCTTCAGGCGCTGGCGCAAGCGGGCTCGCTCATCTCCACCGCCGAAGCGCAACGGCTCACGGCGCTGAGCAATGCCGGCGCGCTCATGTCGCAGGCGGACCAGCAAAAGCTCTCGGCGCTGCAGGCTTACGGGCAGCTGAAAGCGACCCAAGACTCACAGCAGCTCTCGGCGCGCCAGAGCGCGGGCCAGCTCAATCTGGGCGCCGACCAGGCGCGGCTCGGGGCCATCTCGAATGCCGCTCAAGTCCAGAGCGCCATGGATGCGCAGCTGCTCTCTGCTCAGCAGAGCGCGGCGAACATCCGATTGCAGGGCAGCGCCATCAACCAGCAGGGCCAGATCGCGGCGACGCAGGCCGAGCTACAGGGAAGCGCCCAGCAGCTACAGGCGATGGGGTTGCAAGCCTCGATCGCGTCCGATATTCGCAACCAGGACATCACGGTTTTGCGCGCGAATCTCGACGCCAATCTGCAGCAGATGAACCTGAACGATACGCAGGTTCGCTACTTCGCCGGGCTCGGCCAGCAGGCGACGCTCGCGAGTCAGAACATGCAGCAGCAAGCGGCGCAATTCGGAGTCTCCGCCGATCAGGCTCAGCAAGCACTGAACCTGCAATATCAGCAAGCCGTGTTTTCGCAACTGAGCCAGCAACAGCAGCTAGAATACAACTACAACGCGCTGAACGCGAACACTCAGCTGGGCCTGAGCTCGCAGGCGATGCAACAGCAGCAGATGACGAACCAAAACAACCAATTCAATGCTCAGCTCTCTGCTCAGCAGCAGGCTCAGCAGCGCCAGTTCTATGCCAATTTGCTGCTCGCCGGCGCGCAGCTTTGAGGACCCATGCCCGATCTCCTCTACTTCAATCCCGACCCGCAGATCCCCGATGCCGATCTGCTCGGCTACGGCGATCTCGTCTACAGCAATGGCGTAACGAATTACCTCTCGGGCGATCCCGAAATGGCGGCAGGATTGCCGCGGCCTCCCCCCGGGGTGAACCCGAAGGGATCGATCGACATGGGGCCGCCCGCGCCGCCGGCGGCCCCTCCGCTACAAGGGGCCGATGGCCAGCAATACCAGGTCGATCTGATGGATCCGGAAAACCCGCTGAAGCCGGCAACGGGTTTGACCGGAGCTCTCAACTCGCTCGGTAATACGCTCACCGGCGGAATCCCAACGGGACAGCAGGGCAACGGGCTCGGCGATATGCTGGGCAACGCCGCAAGCCGAGTCGGCTCGGCGCTGGGTGGCGGCATGTCGCCGCCTGCAACACCGCCGCCGACTCCAGAATCCGCAGCGCCGCCGTCCGCATCGGTCTCGCAACCGCCGCCGCCGCTGCAGGGTGCCGACGGGCGCATGTACCAAGTCGATCTGATGGATCCGGAAAACCCGCTGAAGCCGGCGCAGGCTCCCGGGTTGCAGGTGGCTCAGCGCGAAGGCGCGCTCCCGCCAGATGTAATGCAGCGCCAGGGCGCCGAGATGGCGGCGATGCAGCAGCAATCGCTCGCCGCCGAGCAGCAGTCGCGCGCCGATCAGGCACGCATAATGAATGACGCCACGCTCAAAGCGATGGCCAAGAACGAGGCGGACCGAATCAAGCAGCAGCAGGACATTCAGGAGCAGCAAGCCAAGGTCGAGCGTCTCGACAAGGAGCGCCAGCAGCTCGCTAGCATGGAGATCGACAAGAGCCTTTCGGGTGCCGTCGGCCTCGTCGGCGGTCTCATGTCGGTGCTCGGCGCAGCGCTGCTCGGGAGCACGGGATCGGACGCGGGTCTGCGCATGATCGAGAGCACCATCGATCGCAGCGTGCGCAATCAGGTCAATCAGCGCGACACGAAGCTCGGGCTACTCACCGAACAGGTCGGCAGCGCGCAGCAAGCGATCAAGATGGGCAAAGCTGAGCTCTACAAGCTCGCCGCCGATCGGGCGGAGCTGCTCGTGCAAAAGACCAAAAACGACGTCTACGAAGCGCAGAGCCCGGCCATCATCCAAGGTCTGCGGCAGAAGCAGCTCGAGTACACCCAGAAATGGGAACAAGACAGCCTGGGCAAGACCATCGAGAAGGTGCCGCCGCCGGCGAAGCCTCCGAGCCCGGAAGCGCTGCAGAAGTACGGCGAGCTCCGGCGCGAACGCGATGCCGCTACCGGTGTCGTGCAGCGCATGGAACAGGCGACGGGTCTCGTTTGGAGCCCAGGCAAGAACGGCCAGCCCGGGCATTACGCGAATGCCCAGGAGGTCATCAAAAAAGGCATCCCGGGCACGGGCGAGCTCGAGCAATGGATCCCGACCTCCGTCTATTCGACGCTCGGGCAACAGGACGCCTACCAAATCCGCGGCGCTAAACAGGCCATTGCCTATGCGATGGTGCGGCAGATGCAGCCGACGGGCATCATCAGCGATGTCGATCGCAAGGTCGGCGACATCGCCGCCACGCTCGACACCGAGCAGGGGCTCGTCCAGACGCTCGAGCGGCTCAGGAACGGCGAAGACCAGCAGCGCGCCAACGATGCTGCCCAGTACACGCCGCAGGTCGTTGCGGAATACGAGCGGCAATATCGCGCGGCGGGTGGCCGCGAGCAGACGACCACACCGGCCGCCATCCGTCCCGCGACGCTGGAAGAGAAGCGGCGCGCCGCCGAGACGATGGGACAACCCCAGCAACCACAATCCATGGAGCTACAGCAGATGACGCCAGAGCAACGCATGGGAGCTTTGAACGAGAGCCTGACGACCATCGCCCAGGAAAAGAACATCCCGCCCGAGGGTATCGCGATCCTGATGGGCCAAGCCGGGCACGAGACGAATGACGGAAAGAACATGCCGACCAACAATTTCTTCGGCATGAAATCGACCGAGCGCAATCGCAAGGGCGGCGCAGGGATGACCAATTTGATGACCACCGAAGGCGCTGGTTCCAGCGCCAAGCGCGTGCCGCAGAACTTCGCGACGTTCGACTCGGCGAACGATGCGGCCATGGACATGCTTTCGTTGCTCGAGCGGAAGTATCCCCGCGCGCTCGAAGCGCTGCAGATGGGCGATGCCGATGCCTACGTCGCTGCGCTCAAAGACGGCGGCTACTTCACGGGCAACGAGGGCGGCTATCTGCAGGGTATCCTGAGGCGGCTCTAATGGCACTCGTTCTGAACCCGACCACGGGCGAGATTCTCTCCACCGACGATCCGACGGCGCTCTATGAGCAGGGCTATCGCGACCCCACGCGTGACGAGCTGCTCCAATCCGCCCGACAGGAGGAGTTCGGCTCCGTTGCCCAGCAGGCCCAGGCCCAGGGAGAACGCGTTCTCCGCGGCGCGACGTTCGGCGCCGTCGAGGGGTTCGGCGCGCCGGAAGACATCCGGGCGCGCGCCGAGGTTTCCCAGGAGCTTTCGCCGGTCACCAGCTTCGCCGCGAGCGTGCTCCCGGACGTTGGCGTTGCGGCGCTCACGGGCGGCCTTGGCGGCCTCGCTACGGGCGCCGGGAGAGCTGCAGGTCGGGCAGCCCTGGCCGAGGGTGCCGGCATCGTACGGGCGGGCCTGGCGGCGGCGCGCGCGGGCGGCGCGGCGGCGCTCG